TCGCGTTAAGCGTGTTGTGGATAGTTGGCGTGGTGTGCGGCCTACTTGTCATTATTCAGTTAGTCGCGAGGATTATCTTGTGGAGCATGACCAATCTATCGCACCTGTTCATGCCCAACTCATTTTAGACGGATACAAAAAGCAAAAACTCAGAGCACATTCGGACTTTTACTGGAATACAGCAACGAATGAATGGGCTTTGAGCTTTTTAGATACGCACGATATCATGGCGGAGAGTAAAGGCAAGAATCTTGCCAGCTTTGCTCTTTACGAGCAAGCTAAAGAACTTACTCTGCTTTAGGCTTACGAGGAGTACGTGGCTTTTTAACAGCTGGTGCTTTCTTAGCCGCTGGCTTTTTCTTAGCCGCCGGAACATCTACTGCTCCTGCGCCTTCTACTACTAAGCTAGTTACCATTGCTTCGACAGCAGTATCTGCTACTGTTGGGGCAGGTGTTTCTACTTTGTAAGGCACTTCTGGTGCGGCTTCTACTTTAGGTTTAATGCCAAATAATTTTTTAACGTGATGTAACATAGTTAAATCTCCTGTAGAATATTTATGCGCTAAATATCATTATGTACAACTTTATTAAGCATATTACATTAAACGAAGGCAAAACACCAAAAACTTTAATTCAAACAAAGTTGCCCTATGCCCGCGATGATTTAGAACCTAGCATTAGCGAAGATACAATAGACTACCATTATGGTAAATTATATAAGGCTTATGTTACCCGTTTTAACAACGGAGAAGGTGATGCCGACTTTAATGAAGCTGGTGCATTTTTACACGACTTATTGTTTACACAGTATCAAGCACCTGCAAGTTCCAATACTCCTGACGGTTCTGCAGGTGAATTTATTACTAAACACTATAAAACATTTGATAATTTTAAAGAAAAGTTTCTAAAAGAAGCTATGGCAGTGCAAGGTAGTGGCTGGGTTTACCTTGCTACCGATGGTAAGATTAAAACTATTAAGAACCACGAGATCAAAATGGACATTGTGCTTATAATTGACTGGTGGGAACATGCTTGGGCATTAGACTACCAAGCTGATAAAAAGGGTTATCTAGCTAATCAATGGAAGATTATCAACTGGAACGTTATTAGTTCTAGAATTGGTCTAGTGTCTTAAGACTACTTACTGGCATATCCCATACTCGTCGGGATTCGACACCTTTCATCTGCGCAAACTTCTTGGCATCGCAGTTGCCGCATACATGATAATAATTATTGTTCAATCGATTAGGATCCATTGATCCTTTATCACGTTTAAAAATACCCTGACAACAGTCGCAACGAAATATTACCACACACTTTTTTCGAAAATATGTGTGGTTCTTCCCACGCTTGCTTGTACGCATGTATTGTGTTTGTTGGTATTCGGTGCCTAAATACATGCTTGTATTTACATTAAGATTATAAAACGCCTTTGATAAATACCATATCGAGGGCTAAAAGTGTGATTACAATTACTGAATCAGCAAAAACAAAAATCAAAGACATCCTTTACCAAGAAGGAAACCCCAATTTATCACTACGTACTTTTATCCAAGGTGGCGGCTGTAGCGGTTTTAGTTACAGTTTTACTCTAGATGAAGTAGCGAACGAAGACGATTTTGAGATCCCTGTTGATGAATTTCGATTACTTGTAGACAGCATGAGTATGCAATATATGACAGGTGCGGAAATAGACTATAAAGAAGAATTGATGGGTAGTAGTTTTACTATAAAAAATCCTAATGCAACAACCACATGCGGCTGCGGTAGCAGTTTCGGAGTTTAACAAATGACACAACAAATAATTGATATTGGTATACAAGGTAACGATGGCACTGGCGACAGTATTCGCGAATCGTTTAATAAAGTTAATGCAAACTTTACAGAAATTTATGCAATTTTTGGTGCGGGTGGAAGTATTAAATTCGGAAACTTAGCAGATGCTCCGGGTACCAGTACTTATGTAATTACCAGTGCAACTGGTAATGGTTCGTTAGCTACAATAAATTTTACTAACCCTAATCCCGGACTAGGATTGCCATTCAGTATTGGACAAAATATTGTTATCAGTGGTACAATTCCAAGTGGGTATAACGGTTCATATATAGTAACTAATGCTACAACAACAAGTGTTACATTTGCTAATGCTACAAGTGCCGCTATCACACAAACCGGTAAGATTGCTGGAACTGCGTATAGTTCTAATCAAGTTATTATGGCTAGCACTACTGGTAATAGTTTAACTGCTAGAGATGTTGTAGGTGTTAACGGTATTACTATCGATGTTACTAATAATAATCAATTGATAATTGGATCAAGTTCAGGCGGATTAATAACAGACCCGTACCCAACTCTAGGTACACATATGAACGCCGACCAATTTATCATTGGTAACCTTGCTGATCCTGATCCAAGTCTTGTTGCACAATTTAATTCTGCATTTGCCGCTAAAGGTTATACTACAACTATTGGGCAAATGGCTGTTACTGTTAACTATGCTAATAATCACTATTTGCAAGTTACTAATGGACAAGTTGTAGGACCGTTACGTGTTAGAACACAACCAACTGTTGCACAAACTAATGATCCAGATTATGATTCTACACTATCTGGAAATTATGTTTCTACTGAAGCTATACAACGTAAAGATGCTGTATTACGCAAAGGTGATACAATGCAGGGTTCTCTAACGTTAAATGATCATCCCGGCAGTATGAAAGGATTTGGTACTCCAAATGGATCCGATGATTTGCAAGCGGCTACTAAATTTTATGTTGATAATAATACACACTATAGTAATGTAAACTTATATGTTAGCACTGGTGGCGACGATACTCAAAGAAATACACCTTTAGGAAGAGAAGGACGAGCACCGCAATATGCATATAAGACTATAGGTGCGGCAGCATTACAAGCACAAAATTTAATGAACTTGGCATTCACTGAGCCCGGGCCGTATCGTCAAACTATTGCTTATACTATCGGACCTACACAATATACCAGTAGTATCACCAGTGTTAGTTTTACTGGAGGAAATAGTGGTATACAAGGTTATTTAGATGCGGCTAGTTTGTTAGAATCTAACAAATCATTTATTCAAAACGAAACTTTAGCATACTTAAATCAAAAATATGTAAACATATTTACATTTGATAAGACTCGTTATGCTAATATAATGACAAACATAATCAATGGTGTAGCTTACGACTTAGTATTAGGTACCAACTTTAATTCAACTACGCAGGCAAGCATTTTATTTAATAGTTATAATTCCGATGTCAGTGGCAATCTAACAACTATACTTGCGGCCATTAATAATGCTAAACAACAAATCTTAAATTTCTCATATAACACAGTTAATACTCAAAACTATATTGGAAAAGTTATAACTGCATTATGTTACGATCTAGAATTTGGATCTAACTATCAAAGTATTCAGGTTGGTATTGCATTTAACTATTCAAATACTGGTTTAGAAACAACTCCTACTATTATCAATACTACTGCAACTGCAACTAGCGGAACTGCTGTAGGAACAAGTAGTACTATTTCAGGAACTACACTAGTTGTTGGCGGAAACATTACTGGAACGTTTGCTGTTGGAATGGTACTCAGTGGTGTCGGAATATCGGCTAATACAATTATTACTGCATTAGGAACTGGTACAGGTGGATCGGGATCTTACACTATCAACACTAATTACGGTAGTGCATTAACTAGTATTAAAGTTACTGGTACCAACAATTCTATAACAGTAACTTCAACCCAAAGTATGATAGTTGGAAATGCTATTATATTCAGTGGTACAAGTTTTGGTAATTTAATTTCTGGTAATACTTACTATATCTCTAGAATTATTGACAGTACACATATTGCAGTTAGTTCTTCGTACGGAGGTTCGGATTATGTTCTAGCAACTGCAACCGGATCTTTAATAGCAGGAACAACTGCCCCTTCAGAAATTTCTAGCACCTTAGCAAATTTAGCGGCACAAATTATTGCATTACCAGCTGTATCGGCTGCACCTTCTATTGTTAGTTCTATTAATACAATTATTAATACAATTAGCAACGTTATAGTTACTGGGAATATTCCTACACCATCGTTTCCTCCAGTAGTAGTTAGTGCATCTACTGGTCAAACAAGTGCAATAAATTTATTGTTAAACAACATCAATTTTATACAAGCTGAAATTATAGCATACTTGTTAGCTAACTATCCAACTGTAACATATAATAAATCTACATGCCAGCGAGATGTAAAATATATTGTTTGGGCATTATGTTACGATTTGATGTATGGCGGAAATAGTCAAAGCGTATATGCTGGTTTACAATATTGGATTAATAGTACTTTCCAAATTGCCAGTTACGAGCAAAATGCTACAGTTAGTGCTATTGGATATATTGGTATTATTGCACAAAATATTGTACAAAATCAAACACCAGTTAAGCTATATCAAACTGGCGTTATTCAATACGCTAATACTACTTTGGCTGGTGGTAGTGTAGCTACAACTAGTATTAGTACCAACATTGCAACGATACAAACTATTGTTGCTAGCAGTTCAACACCAAGTCCTACAGTGGTAAATCCAACTACTAGTTCAGTAGCTTCAACATTAACTACGGCAGCGGCGGCAATTATTGCAGATACTGCTACTTTGAAATCAAATGCTGTTACATATATCAATACTAATTTCCCAATAGTAAATAATAGTATTCAACAAACTACTATTAGTAATTTGTTCGGTACTATAACTAATTTGCTATCTTCCGGAATTAGTAGTAGATCAACTCCTACATACGCAACTTCTGGATTCAGTGCAAGCATTGTACAAGCACAATCGGCTATATTAAACAATATTAAATTTATTACAGCAGAAACTAACGCATGGATTACAGCACAATACCCAGCTGTAAATTATGACAACGTTTCTAGCACAAGAGATTTAACTTATGTATTAGAAGCTATTGTTTATGATATCACTTATGGTGGTAATGCGGCTACTACACAAGCGGCTAACCAGTATTATGCAAATTCTGTTGCACAATTAGTGACTGGTCTTCCAGCAGTTTGTATAGCCGGATTAAATCATGCATTGAACGTGACACAAAACGTAGTATCAAACAGTGTAGTATCTCCAACTGTTGGAAATTATATTGCTACTACTGGTGCAAGCGGAAATGGTGCAAATGCCACTATTACATTTGCAACTCAATCTAGTCCTCCATACGCAATCGGTCAAGTGATTTGTATTCAAGGAATGACTCCGACTGGGTACAACACTAATACTGGAGCAGGTGTGGTTGTTACAGGATGTACTAATAGTAGTGTCACATTTGCCAGTACCACTAGCGGAAGTCAAACAGTTGCAGGTAAAATTACAACACAAGTTTTAAATGCTTCTTGGACTCAAAGTTATGCTCAAAGTTCTACTGTTAATACACTGTTTAATATTGTTACAGGAGTAATCAATAGTAATACTACTGCAACTCCAGTATATCCTGTAGTTACAAGTTATGATTCTGGATTACAATCAACTTTTAACATTATTGAAAATAATTCTTACACAGTTTCAAACAATGTAATAACTTATCTAAGCACAACGTTTGCAGGTGGATTTAATTATAACGAAGCAACTTGTTTTAGAGATATCGGTTATATTATTGATGGTCAGGTTATTGATTTGCTAACTGATGGAACTTATCAGAGTATTACAGCTGGTAAGAGTTATTACAAAAACGTAAGTGCAAAAGCTATAGCAATTGGCACACAGTATTCAGAAACGGTTGACGGTATTCAATTTGCACAGCAGTTAGCATTACAAGTATTAAATCAAACTGTACAAACACGTTATCAAACATTAGTATCGCAAGTAACCGATGGTACTAAAAATGCTACTGTAGGTACAAATGTTGCCACTGGTTCTTATGTAAGTAACACAACTACAACTTTATTATTAACTAGTATTACCGGAACTATTGTTCCCGGTATGGTTATTACTGGTGCTGGTTGGACTAACACTACTCCAGTTACTGTTACAAGTATTATTAATGCAAGCACGGTGGGTATTAGTGCGGCACCAGCAGGATCAGTTAGCGGTACTATAACATTTACAGCCACTCCAGTAACAACATTGAATGCCAATATGAATACTATTATTAGTATTATCAATGGAGGAGTAGGTGCGGCACCTACTCCAAGTTTTGGTAGCGGATATTATACTGTTACATTTAGTAACGGCGGAAACGGATTCGTAGATCAAGGACAGTCAGGTGATAACCATATTATTCCAGGTAAAATACTTGTAGGTGATACATCAAGCTCTTACGGACAAATTATTAGTTTTACTCCAGGTGTAAGTGCCAACTACGACACTATCACGCTGAACATGACTCGTCCGGCGTTTTTTACATATATTCCAACTACCGCTACAGCTACTAACGGAAGTACAACATTAACTGTAACTTCAACTTATTATACTACTCCAACAAATAGTACATCAACTATTGTAGTTGGCCTAGGTGTCACTGGAACAAATATCCCGTTAGGTGCCACTGTTACTGCAATTACTGGTAATACTGTAACTATAAGTTCACCTGTATTAGGCACCATTACTAATGGTAATGTTGTGTTCGGTGAATTATTAGACTTTGGTGAAACTGTTCCAGAACAAAATATTACTATCTATGTTGAAAGCGGTATCTATTACGAAGATTACCCAATCAAATTATCTGCTAACGTAACACTACGTGGCGATGACTTCCGTAGAACAATCGTTCGACCACTAAATCGTATTAGTCAAAGTCCATGGCGTAATACTTTCTTCTATCGAGATACTATCATCGACGGAATGCAACTTGGATTAATTAATTTTGCCGGAACCGATTATGCGGCTGCAACAGGTGCAGGTGCCAAAATTAACGGCACTACTGGCAATATAACAATTACACTAACAACTGGTCAAGCAAGTCCAACATGGATTGGAAAAGTTATTTGCGACCAAACCAGTGAAACCGGTACGGCTGGTAAAGCAGTAGTTAATACTGTTAGCGGTAATGTGATGAACTGTACAGTTGTTTATCCATTTGCGGCAGTAGTAACTTATGCCGCAGGCACATGGCACATGTATGATACTATCAACTACGGTCGTCATTACTTGACTAATCCATCATTAACAGAAAGCATAAGCAATCCAGCGTTGAATAACAAGCAGATGGATGTATTCTTATGTAATGATGCAATTCGTGTTAAATTAATTACTTGTCAAGGTCATGGCGGATTTATGATGGTACTTGATCCAGAAGGTCAGATCAAAACTAAATCACCGTATGCACAAGAATCGGCTAGTTTTTCTGGTAGTATTAATCGTCAACATTTTGCTGGTGGTCAATTTATTGACGGCTTTGCTGGACGTTTATTTGGTACTATCACTGGAGTAACTAATAGTGGTTACACTATTACTGTTACCGGTTCGACCAATAGCGGTTTAGATGTTCGCTCACCGCAAACACCGTGTGCATTCTATGTACAAGGCAATCGTTATCAAATTAATAATGTATTAAGTTATAATAGTACAACTGCTACAGTAGTATTAGGTTTAGATACCAGCACACCATTTTATCCAAGTCAAGTTTATAGCAACACAACACTAAACAATAATATTTCAAGTGTAATAGATGCTATCAGTTATGACATGGCGTTTGGTAGTAACTATCAAAGTATTAAAACTGGAATCTATTTCTTACAACCAGCTAACTCTGTTGTTGGACTTTCTACATCATTAATTACTCAAAGTTTTAGTTATGTTGGAACACAAATTCTCGCATTGTCTGGAGGAAGTAGCGTAGATAGTGCAGGTCAAACTGCAATTACAAACAATATTACTGTTGTTAATAATGTTGTTAACAATGGTATATATGGTAGTAGCACCGCAGGTATTCCAACTGCTGTGTTTCCTAATCCCGCAAACGTAACCGCAAACGTTGCAAATGCAAAATTATTATTACAGGCTAACAAAGCATTTATACAAGCTGAAGTTGTTGCCCGTGTAGCATCTAACTATAACGTAAGTGGATACGCTGGATATAGTGCGCTAACATTGTCTAACAATATTGGATTTGCAATAGATGCCATTACATATGATTTGTTGTATGGAGGTACTAGTAGTGTATATGATGTAGCCCAATGGATGTATTTCCCAACACTTGCTACATTGTACAATTCAGCTATGGGTTATCTAGGAACAGTCGCTGGACAAGTTGTTCAAAAAACAACAGTGACACGTAGTAATGGTAATACATTAACACAAACTACTCTAGGTTATACTGCGGCTACTAGCGCACAAGCAACCACTATTACTACATTGTGTGCTGTACTATCAGATTATGTAGTTGATGGAACATACGGAAGTTCAACTAGAACTTTACCAACTGTATCTAGTACAACTACAACTAGTGCATTAGCTACAGACTTTACAAATATTCAATCCGTAAAATCAACACTACAGACCAACACTATTACCTATGCCAATAACGGTGCAGGTATTGTTATCAATATTGAAATGGGCGGTAATAAGTCCATGTTGGCTAACGATTTTACACAAATTAATGATTTAGGTTATGGTATTTTATGTACCAATGCCGGTTTAACTGAACAAGTTTCAACATTTACCTATTACTGTTATACAGCTTATTGGGCATTAAATGGTGGACAGATTCGTTCAATTGCAGGCTCAAATTCAAATGGTGTGTACGGGTTGCGTGGTACTGGATCTGACGTAACTGAATTACCTAATGCTGTTAACCTTGCTTATAACATGGTACAAAGTGCTCGTGTTTATAAACAAGGATCGTTTGCAACTACTATGACTCCGACTGTAACACAGCAAGCATTAACAGTTTATATTACTAACTGGGAATATTTGCCACCGGGTACTACTGAATTAGAAATTGACCATACATTAGCAGGTGGTGGTATTTCACGTTATGAAGTCAGTACTGTATCTCACACGCCAGTTAATGTCAACGGACAAAACGTATTATCATTAACTTTAAGTACCAGTGGAACAGATCAACGAAGCTCTAGTGGTTTACAATATGCTTTATACGATGGTCAAATTGTTACTATTCGTGTGTTAAGCAATATTAAATTTTACAATATTAGTAACGTAAAACCTGTTCGTCCAAGTACTGCTTTACAATACAGTAATAATTTGGCCAGTATCTATCGTATTATTGCTTATAACTTAACTGAGTCAACTGGTGAAGCATTGCCTGCTCACCAATCACTATTACAAATGGACAGCTCGTTTGCATACTACAAATTTGTTGTAGATACTTTAAACATGTATAATGCAGATCCAACTGTTTATGTTACATCAGGAACTATTGCAACAAGTCCAGCAAGTAGTATTGGCTCAACATTATATGTTGTTACTAGTACACTTACAAATGGTGCACCTGTAGTTGGACAATATGTAGGTGGTTATGGTATTGTAAACACAACGGTAACCAATGTTACTACTAGTGGTGCTAATACTGTAATTACATTAAGTAGCCCTACAAGTATAGCATCGTTAGGCACTGTTTGGTTTTCTACTTCGACACAAGGTTCTCAAGTAGGAGACAACAAAATTGCTGTATTAGCTATTAGCGATGCCGCAACTATTAGTCAATTAAATTCGGGTACTTATGTTTTTGGATGGAATGGTCGTACACATCGAGTTATTACTTATGTTACTCCGCAAACTACTGCTAGCGGAACATTCTATTCTGGTGGTACATCGAGTTATACACTAGTAGTACAAAACGTAGCTGGTACAATTACTGTTGGACAGCCAGTTACTGGTACTGGATTCAACGGAACTCAAACAGTTAGTGCTGTATCTACCATTATTATTACTGGTACTTCTAATATACAAGCTACTGTTACATTAAGTGCATATCCAAATAGTACACCAGGTGGTACTATTACATTCGGTGGTGCTAACGTAAACGGTTATTTACAACTTGATCCTAACCCAGTATCTAATATCAGTGCTACTGGAGCTAGTTTAAATTCAATGACTTATCAAAGTAATATACTTGAAACTGGTAGTACAGTTAGCAAGATTATTACATATAATATTCCGTTTAATACATTGTATCAATATCCTCCGGTTGACAGTTTCTTAACTGTTTCAGGTAATGCTAATACAAAATATAACGGATCATTCCAAGTAACTAGTTTCTCAAATGTTAGTCAATTAACTGTTGCATCGACAAATTCTTTACAAGTTGGTATGGTTGTTAATACCAGTACAACTGGAGCATTTATCGAAAGTTCAAGTACTAATCCATCGGGAACTACAATTATTCAAAGTATTGATAGTACAACACAATTTACTGTTGCTCCGGCAATTTGGGCGCCGGTTGGTACAACTATCAATGCTATACTTGTAGCCACTGTAGCTAGTATTACTATTACTAATGCTGGTAGCGGTTATGTTACAGCACCAACAATTACATTCAGTGGTGGCGGTGCGAGCAGTCAAGCACTTGCTACTTGTACAATCAGTAATGGAAGCATTGCTACAGTAACTTTAGTAAGTCCTGGTTATGGTTATACTAGTACTCCAACAATTACACTAAGCGGTAATAGTGGTAGTGTGTTTAATACAACTACTGGAACTAATTTAATAACACTTAATTCAAGTGCTAACTTACAAGTTAACCAAATTATTGTGTTTGGCGGATCAGTATTTGGATCAGTAGTATCTGGACAACAATATTACATTGCTAGTATTAATGGTAATCAAATTACAATCAGTGCAAGTTCAGGTGGCGTTGGTCTAATATCTTTGACCACTGCTACTGGTGCTGGAATGACTTGGTCAACTCCTGGTAACGGTGTTCTAACAGCAAACTTGACCAGTAGTCCAACTGCTGTAGTAACTACACTAGCAGGATCAGACGTATTACAATTAAGTTTATTGTATCCAACTGATCCAGGTACAAGTGGTAATGCTACTGCAACATCTACTGCAACAGCTACGATTGCTACAAGTACAATTAGTAGCGGAGGGGTATTAACAGTTGGCACTGTTGGTAGCGGCACTGTTGCGGCTGGTATGGTGTTGACTGGCGGCCCATCTAGTGGATCTGGTATTGCTCAAGTAAGTTCTTATGCTACAACATCAGCAAGTGCTACAGGCGGAACAGCAACTATTGGATTTAGCGCACAAGCGTTTGTTCCATATGCTGTAGGTCAACCAATCTTTATTTCAGGTGTAACACCTACTGTGTTTAACGGAACATGGATCGTGACTTCGGCAACAACTTCATCTGTAAGTTTTGCGTTATCAGGTACATATGGCCCGCAAACACAAGCTGGTACAGTAGCTAGTAACGTTTATACGTATATTAGTTCTAATATTTCTGGTAGCGGTGCTGGATCTACATGGAACGTAACTACAAGTAACGGTATCAAATATGCAGTTGCAAGTAGTTCAATGACCGGAACTAATAACCTAGTTACATTAAGTAGTAACACCAATGTAAGTGTTGGTAATACTATTACATTTGCAGGAACTACATTTGGAAATATTAGTGTAAGCGTTATTACTGCTGGTAGTTTTGTAATTGGACAAACATATACTATTGTAACTGTTGGTACTACTAACTATACATTATATGGTTCAGTTAATAATAATGTAGGGACTGTGTTTACTGCTACATCAATAGGTGCAGGTACAGGTACCGCCTTAGTAACATATTACATCACAGAAGTAATTGGTAGCACTATTGCTATTGCTATAGCAAAAGGTGTTGCTAACTTAACATTGACAGCAAATACCGGTGCAAGTTTAACATACTATACACCTTGTTACTCATTTGGTACAAGCTATACTGCAACTACATTTAATACTGTTTCAGGTTCTGGACCATATTTGGTTACTATTAATATTCCAACTGTGGCTGTTGCTCCTACTACCAGTGTTTACTATTATGTAAACGGTAATAGTAACGCATTGTATAACGGTTATTGGACTGCTACTACTAGTACAACTAGTAGTATTACCTTAAGCTATCCATACAATCCAGGCACTTACGGAACTAGTAGTCTAACTACTATTACAACAGAAGCTACTAATGCTACTAGTAGTAGTTTAGGTATTAGTAAACCATTTAACAGTTCGTTGAGTACAACTCTACGTCTAGGATATCCTGCCACAGGTGGTGCACAGATTACTGTTCGTATTAGTACTTGTCGTGCAACAGGCCATGACTTTTTGGATATCGGTACTGGCGGATTTATTACTACTAACTATCCAAACCAAATTTATGGTAATGCGGCTATTTCAGCTAACGATAGTAACGATGTTGTAGAAGAAACTACCGGTCGTGTATTCCATGTAAGTACAGACCAAAACGGTATTTTCCGTGTAGGTAGATTCTTTAAAGTTGACCAAGGTACTGGTACAGTTACATTCTCGGCAAGTATTGCGTTGTCAAACTTAGACGGTCTAGGATTTAAGCGCGGTGTTGTTGTTAGTGAATTCTCTACCGATCCTTACATGACTGGTAATGCATCAGATACCGTTCCAGTACAATCAGCAATACGTAGCTTTATTGATTATCGTCTAGGATTAGACTACGGTGGTAGTCCAGTTCCAACAGCTAGTTTAATTGGGCCAGGTTATTTAGCACTTAATGGAACATTGGCTATGAAGGGTAACCTAAACATGGCAAGTTATCAAATTGGTAACTTGACTATGGCTAATAGTAATACCACTCAATACGATGCGGCTAACAGAGGCTATGTAGATACTAATGTAAGTGCATTAAACAATTTATATAAATTAAACGATGTAGCTGTAAATGCTATAGCAACTTATGTAAGTTTTAGTAGTACAGGAAATACAGTGACCTTGCAAGGAGTGTATGGTAACATACAACCAGGAATGATTGTTACTGGTACTGGATTTACTGGAGGACAAGTTGTTCTAACTGTAAGTATTACTCCGGGTGCTACACAATCAGTTGGCGGTAGTGGTACTATTACATTAAGCGGACCTTACAACACAGCCCCGTCTGGTATACTAACATTTAACAATTTGTCTAATGGCAACTTCTTTGTATACGATACAACATTTAATCAATGGACTAATATTGCACCTCCAACTGGTACAAATAATAGTAATCAAGTTGCTATCACTTATACACACGGAAGCCCTGGATATTTGACTGCAACTATACAGTCTGGTGTTATTGTTAATAGCATGATTAGTTCTAGTGCGGCGATTGCACAAAGTAAATTATCATTACAGCCTGCAACTGCACAGCCTGTGGCACAAGGATCTTATGTACAAAGTACATTAGGTTTAAGTAGTTTTAACAATCAAATATTCACTTCGACTAACGGTTGGATTAACTTAGCACAAGCGGCAAGTGTAACTACTAACTATGTATCAGGTGGTCAAGCAAGTACCACAATGGTAGTAGGTAATACAACTAACATTGTACCAGGAATGGTTGTGTCAGGTCTTGGATTTACCAGCAACACCCAGACTGTTGTTAGTGTAACAAACGGAACTACACTTGTATTAAGTGGTTTATCAGACAGCACACCAAGTGGTAATTTACAATTTACAAACAGCGGTATTGGTTTGCCTTACATACAAAAAATTGCCACTGGTACTTTACTAGGTAATAGAAGCGGATCTAGTGCAAGCCCTCAGCCAATTTTACCAGGAGATATTGTTGCCGACGGTGACGGTTTGAAGAACGCATTGTTTAGTGCAGAAAATACTGTTACTACCGATGTCAATGCCAAGGTAATGTTAAACAAGTATGATGGATCAAATACATCAAACAACACTTACGGCGTTATTGGTATTACAACAAGTGGTGTAGGTAGTAAGTTAGTTAAAACTGGTAGTGACGGATCAATTAGCGCGGCATTAATTAATGTTAATGGATATAAAGCTATCAGTTCTGCTGGTAGTACAATAAGTTTCTATACACCTGGACAGTTTACATTCATGAATAGTCAGGATGTTAGCGGTAGTAGTACAACTACTATTAACGGTGTATTAAATGCGGCGGGTACAATAATCACAACTACTATCCAAACAGGTGCTAGTGTTTCTACTACAGGTACACTAACTGGACAATGGAGTTTAGGTGCGCTAAGTTCTATTAATGCAAGTGCCGGTACACTACAAAGTAACAACTTAACTTCTGGTAGTGCAACTACCGCTGGTACATTTACTGGATTATGGACATTTGCAAATGATACTACACACACTGGACGTATTTTTGTAGCAGATGGCACTGCCTCAAATCCAAGCATTGCATTTAATAGTGACGGTGGAAAAGATACTGGATTCTATTGGGGAGGCGATGGCTATATTAACTGGACTAATAATGGTGTTCGTAGAGGACAATTTAGACCAGACGGTACTGCTGAAATAGGAACTGTGTTAACTGGTAATATCACAACTGGTGATCCAACTTACGTAGGTACTATTACTGGTAATTGGCAGTTATCAAACGGTAGTCAAATGCAATCTACCTGGTCTGACTTGGCAGAATATTATGAAGGTGATCAAGAATACGAACCAGGAACTGTGCTAGTATTTGGAGGAGATAAGGAAGTTACAACAACTGTTAGTGTAAATGACACACGTTCGGCTGGTATAGTAACAACTGCTCCTGCGTATGTAATGAATCAAAGTCAAACAGGTAATAAAGTTTGTATAGCACTTGCAGGTCGTGTACCTTGTAAAGTAGTAGGTCGTGTTAAGAAAGGAGACATGTTAACAACTAGTGCAACTCCTGGTTATGCTGTTAAGGCATTAACTCCAACACTGGGTGCTATTATTGGTAAAGCATTAGAAGATAAAGACTACGGCGAGGCCGGAGTAATTGAAGTCGCCGTAGGGAGAGCATAATGACTCAACAAAATATAAACATTGGTACAAGTCCAAACGATACCACTGGAGATCCAATACGTACTGCGTTCAGTAAAGTTAATGCAAACTTTACTGATTTGTATACAAATTACGTATCAGTAAACGGACTTATTGGTTCTTTAACCCCATACGTTACAACTGCACAGTTAACAAATACTTTAAGTTCATATATTCCTGGACCGTATGCTAACGATGCGGCTGCTCAATCTGCAGGTGTAGCATTACACAATCCCTATTACCAATCTAGCGGGCAGGTTTTTGTAAGATTGACATAAACGGTAAATACTAAAACGAGCATAATAATATGACACAGCAAACAATTAACCTTGGAACTTACGCAAACGACGGTACAGGCGATGATTTACGCACGGCTTTTACCAAAGTTAATACAAATTTTACTGATTTGTATGCTCAACTAGCTCATCTAAACGGACAAAATATTGGTTCAGGAC